TCAGAATTTCCAACAGCAGGATATATTGTTATAGAAAAAGTAAATAGTGAAACAGGAAAATATGAAAATGAAACAATTAACTATACGGGGAGAACCACACACACTTTAACAGGATGTACACGTGGAACAGCTGCTCCATATAGAGGAGTAACTTTAGCCAATACTACAGCCGGTTCTCATTTATCTGGTGCAAAAGTTTATGGATCTTATTTAGCAACAGCTATTGGAACTACAGTAATTGTAGGTCCTAAAACATCTCAAACAGAAACACATTATAATTCATTAACAGTGCCTTTAGTATCTAATGCTACAAGCACAGCCACAGGAGGCGGTTTTCAGTGTACAATTGGACCCGTAAATGATAGAGGTTAATTATGTCAGGAATTAGTTACAACACATTAGTTACACAAATAAGAAATTACACAGAAGTAGACTCTAACGTTTTTACAACAGATATTTTAGAAAGCTTTATTTTAAATGCGCAACAAAGAATTATGATGGATTTACCTATGGATTCAGACAGATTCGTGGAGCAAGGTACAATGGCAACTGATGTAAATAATATTAGAGTTCCAGGAGGAGCGTTGTTTATTAGAGGTGTAGAAGTATTTAATGCTTCTAATTCTACTGAAGCCGGTACATGGTTGGAAAGACGTGATCAAACTTTTTTAAGTGAATACGTAGGAAGATTAACAGGACCAGAAGGATCAACTACATCAGGAGCAGATGTTACTGGGAAACCTAAATATTATTCAATGTTTGGGGGAGCAACAGGATTATCGGATACTACTTCAGGATCTATCTATTTAGCACCTACACCAGACGCTAATTATATATTTAGAATATACTATAATAAGATGCCTGATACGTTGGAAAGCAGTAATCAGACGAATTATATTAGTTTGAATTTCCCTCAAGGTCTGTTATATGCATGTTTAGCAGAGGCATATGGATTTTTAAAAGGTCCAACAGATATGTTGACATTATACGAGCAAAAGTATAAAACTGAACTACAAAAGTTTGCAGCGATGCAAATTGGAAGAAGAAGAC